TGAGGCCATAGAAACACCGTTGATTTACAAGCGAAAATCATGCAAGTGTGAAATCCTCTCGCTCCGCCAATTTGCCCCAGCGTTACCCATCAGTAACGCTGGGGCTTTCTTTTTTTCCCTCTATGATCGCGGCTCCATCCACCCGGATAGCCCGACATTTCCAGACGTTCACGGCGATAGACCGTAGGCACTCGGTTGGCATCCGTGGTGGCACGCAAAAAGTGACAGGGACGCGGATGCCTACAAACCAACTTACCGACGCAAAGTGCCGTGGCGTGAAGCCGACCGACAAGGCGCAGAAGCTTTTCGACGGCGGGTCGCTTTTTCTCTACGTTTCACCCAAGGGAGCCAAGGTGTGGCGCCTAGCCTACAGGGTCAACGGAAAGCCTCAGACCCTGGTGATAGGCCCATACCCTGCAGTGAGCTTGCAGGAGGCCCGCCAGAAGCGCGACGAGGCCAAGGCGGTACTCAGGGCAGGGCAAGACCCGAACGCGGCGCGCAAGGCCACGCGCAACGCTGTCACGCTGGACGAAGCGCACACCGCCTACTGGTCCGGGCGCAAAGACCTGTCCACCTCCTACCTTGAGAATGAACGCAGGGCCTACGAGATGCACGTTCAGCCAATGCTCGGCGCCAGGGTCATGAAGGACATCACCCGGTCCGATGTGCTGGCCACGCTTAACACCCTTGATGCTCGCGGCAAGCACGACTATGTGCGCAAGGTTAGGATGTGGCTGGCGCAGCTGTGGGACTGGGCAATCGAGCAAGGCCATGCCACGGAGAACCCGCCGCGCAGCATCAAGCCTGAAAGAGCCTTCGGTAAAAAGCAGGTGGAGCACTTCGCCGCGCTGGAGTTGCGCGAGGTGCCGGCGTTCATGGAGCGCCTGGCCATCGAGGGTGAATTGCAGTCCGTCCTGGCGCTGCGCCTGCTGGCACTGACATGGGTCCGGACGAACGAACTCCGGTTCATGCGCTGGGATGAAATCGACGGCGACACCTGGCTGATCCCGGCCGGAAAGATGAAGCGGCGCCGGGAGCATGTGGTTCCGCTGTCCAAGGCTGCGCAGGATCTGCTGGCGGTGCTCAAGCTGCGCGCTGGATCAAGCGTCTACGTGCTGCCCGCCGAGCACCGGCCGGATAGACCGATCAGCGAGAACGCGATACTGGCGCTGCTGTACCGCATGGGTCTGAAGGGGAAAATGACTGGCCACGGCCTGCGCTCTGTTGCCAGCACCTGGGCGAACGAGGCGGGCTATCCGCCCGATGTGATCGAGCGACAGCTTGCGCATGTTCCCGGCGACAAGGTGAGGGCGGTCTATAACCGCTCCCTATACCTCGATCAGCGCCGCGCCATGCTGGAGGCTTGGTCGGTGTGGCTAGGCGAACAAATCAAGGTTTCCTGACTTCGCGCGGCGCGTGGCCTGAGCGCTTCGTTTGTGGTGCTTGGCGTCGTATCTCAGGTGGCACCGCTGGCACCACGCGCGCAGGTTGTCGTCGTCGCAGTTCTCCGGTGTGTGGTCCAAGTGCGCGATGGTCAGCACCACATCGACCATTCGGTCTACCTCGTAGCTGCTGTGGTGGCACTGCCCAAGCAGAGTTCCAGTGTCGGCGCAATACACGTAGGCGCTCGACAGCATGTAGGTGTCCGCGTCGTCCCCCTTGCCGCGTGCAATCCGCTCTCGGTTCGGTGCCTTGCACTTCTCGCAGCAGTGCCCAGCACGGTCAAGGATGCGCTCCCGAATCTGCTTCCAGTCCTTCGGGTAGCGGGCCTTGTTCTCAGGCTTGATCGGCATGGTTCAAACCTTCACCCCATGCGCAACCAGGGTGGACCGTTTCCACCCGCTGGTCTTGCGTGACAGCGCCACATCGTAGGGCGGCAGCTTCTTGGCGTTGTACATCTTGCGCACGGTGTCGCTGCACACGCCGATGATCTTCGGCAGATCGCCGCGCTTGATGATCTCGTTTGGGTCTTGTTCGGTGGTCATGGCCGTTGTTCTCCTTGGCATGCAGGTGGCGGCATGTCGGCGAGTTGAATTTCATCACCGCAGAAAAGCCGCTGCATGTGCTCGCTGGCCGCGTTCGCCATGGCAAATGAAGTCAGGCCTGAAACCATCATGTGTGCGGTGAAGGTGCCGTCTTCTTCGGCGTCTACCTTGATGGAAATTGTTGGGTTGAGTGTGTTCATCATCTGTTCGTAGTCGGTTACTGTGTGGCACTCGCTCGGGAAGTGCAGGCCGGGCATGCAGCACTCCCCAGGCGGAAGGCAGCAGCCAAACTCAAGATGTTCACGCGGCTCATTGTCGTAGTCATCATCGATGCACTCATCGCAGCCGTTGCATCCGTCCTCGCAGGTTTGTTCTTCGGTTGTGGTTGTCATGTCTTCGACCTCTCAATCGCCTTCCTCAAGGCCCTTTTCTGCTCTGTTGTGATGAACGAATAGTCGTCGTTGCAACCGTATGCTTTGCAGACCTCTTTCACAGCATTCGCCCACTCGGTATTTGCCATGATTGCCTTGATGACCAGGTAGACCATTCCGAGGATGGTCCCGGCTGTCAGCAGGCCGGTGATGATCCCTGACCCATAGTGCAAGGCCACCCACAAGATAGCCGCTGTGCTTGCGTCACCGCTGATCCCTTGGATCGTCTGCAGGACAAGTTTCAGTTCTTCGATGTTCATGCTGTCTGCTCCTGTGTGCTGGTAATGGCTGCGTCGATCTGCATTGCGCAGACATCCCAGCATTCCGAACCCGATCCGGTTTCTTCAACCCACGGGTATTTTTCTAGCCAGTCCCTATGGTCCTTGTCGGTCTCGTCATACCGCGTTGTCCATTCGGCTTTGCTTTTTGCCCTATGCAACTCCAGTGCTTCGACGGCGGAAGAGTGCTTAGAGTGGAGCGAGATGACCCGCATACCTTCTTCATGCGTGCAACTGCTGTACCGGAAGGCGTAGACGGTTCTTGCCTCGGCAAGCTGCTGCTCAAGCAGTTCGACCTTCCGTTCAGCATCGAGCGCCCTAGAGCAGCCACCGCCTGGCGTTGCCTCCCATAGTTGTTCGCGCTCATCAGCGCAAGATGCTGCAAGCGTTGATTGGAGATGTGCGATCCGCTCATTCAAAGCCTGTACCTCCGCATGGTGAGCGCTGGCAAGGTTCCGGCGTTGTGCGTCAGTTGGCATCTCAGTTCCCCACCTTTCTGCCGTTGACAAAGCATGTGATCGGGTCTTTGTTGTAGATGGTCACTGTGTGCCCGATTCCGAAAGCCCCAAGAAGCCAGAAGGCCAGGTTCACAGCACCAAATACCGCAAGAAAAGTTCGCATGGTCATCCTTTCTCGACCGTGGCCGGTGTGATGCCGTTGGAGGCTTCGCAGTCTCTGTAGCCAGCCTCGTATGAGTCCACCATGTTTTGCGGTCGGTCAGACTGCAGGTATGCCTCGCACTTGTCAGCCAACTCATCTGGCGTCAGTGGCACCGCCTTGGGTGGCGATGTGTAGAGCACACGAAGTTCTTTGATCTTCTCGATGCACTCGTCTTTTGTCAGCGCGTACGGATTGCTGTTCAGGTGCTGGATCACGTAGGTGAACGGGTCGTCAAACGGCTGCGCTGCCTGCTCGACTTGAGCCTCAAGGGCTGCGATGCGCTCCAGTAGGGGTGCGACTGATGCGGCTTCGATGGCGCGGGCGAAGTATCGGAACAGCTTCGCATCAGGGCCTGCTGCTGACACGTTCAGCCAGTCCTCGGCTTTAGCGTCGATTTCTGTATCGGTAAGAGCCATGTTCAATCCTTCTGTTGGTTGGCTGGCTTGGGTTGCGAGTTTGTGATGGCATCGGAGGCCATTTTGTGGAACTTTGCGAGGAATCCACGGCTGCACTGATCACCTATCTGCAAGCCCATCTCAAGAGCATCTACAGTCGTTGCAAGGCTGGTCTTTAGCTTGGAGATTTCTTGTTGAAGAAACGCTTCTGGGCATGTCTTAGCTTCAAAATCAACATCGCTCGGCTGCGCCTGCACTGGCTGCGCGACCTCAGTGGCCGCCAATCTCTCTTCGAGGTCCGCTACAAGCTCGCGAATACCATATTCAGAGGTGAACTCAGCGTCGATCAGGTGGGCGATGCTTGCCAGCACATCATCACGTTCGTCCCGCTCTGACATGACCTCTTCGAGCTGTTTGTCCAGCGACTCATTGATCGTTTGCAGGTAGTTGTTTGCACGCGCAAATCCGTGCTGGTGAATGGCGGCATCGCTCGCCTGCACTGGCTGCGCCACTGGTTGCGGCTGGGGTGCTGCGAGCATCTGCAAAACAAGGTCTGCACACTCGCGCGCCTTGTGCTTGTCCAGCCCGGCATGACGCAACAGGTTCACGGCAATAGCATCACGTTCCAGCACCGCTGGCGTGTTGGCTTCGATAGCCGCGCAAACCTGCCGATGGAAATCCTCCAGCGTGTGCGGAAGGAACGTGTAGGCGACCTTTTCCAGTTCGCTGCGGTGGCTGTACCGGCTGGCCGTGCGGTGCGCCAGCTCGGTGAATTTCTCCAGGCTGATCGGTAGTGGTGGCAGGTAGTCGCTCATGGTGTTTCCTTTGTTGCGTGGTCAATGGCTGCGTCAAGCTGAGTCGCTGTTTTCGCATCAGCTACGTCATCTGGCCACGCGTCATCGCTGGTGAATGTTTCTTGCAACCACCGATACCGCGCTGCATCCTTCTCCGCGTTCTCCGCAGTCACCCGCCATGCCGTGCGCTCCTGGCGCAGGGTTGCGAGTTCGTCAAGCAGGGCGGTGATGGTGGCTGGGTTTGCTGAAGCGATGAACTCAGGGTCTGCCAGTGCTGGCGCTGATCCTTCTGTACACACAGAATCCCCGTCCTCGCCGTACACAGTCCAGTCATCCCGAGCATCGTGCTCGCCATTCAGGCCGCAGGTGTGCCGGGAAAACGACCAAGGCCCCGGCGTTGCGCTGCTGCACAGCTCTCGCAGATTCTGTTCATCAATCATGGTTGCCTTTCAGTTCGCACTCGTATGTTTTTGAGCCGACAAAGAATGATCCAAGTCGCTCACATTCAGCGGCTACTGTTGTGTGGGCATGAAGCCATCCAATAGATGCCCCCATCACCGTAAAACAGAACGCCATCAGGACGGCGGCAGTAGCTATCAGGACTGGCATGGTTGCTCTCCTTGTGCTTTGGCAATCGCTGCGCGGGCTTTGTCGTAGTCGTAGCCGGTCCCAAAATCGCTATCCATGTCTGCAATGATTTCTTTCAGCGCCTCCAGCAGTTCCGCATTGATTGCAGACAGGCGGCGGAGTTCTGCTTCAATTGATCCAATATCTTCTAGGTCCAGAAGATTGTTTTTGAACAACAGTCGAATGTCGTCTGCCAGTTCTTCAGCTTTGCTCATATTCATTCCCTCGTATACCAGGTGCTCGCGCTGGTAGCGCTCTAGCAGGGTTTCGTTGTTGTGGGTTGGCATTACGCTGGCTCCTTTCGCTTGAACTCAACCACCCACACCCAAGGGTTGGCGGCCCAGCTCTCGGGGCCATTGATGGATTCCCAGAGGGATGCATAAGAAGATGACGCCATCTTGTGGCCCAGCTCGGCGTCGGTGTTCCAGTGCTGGACACAATCCGGCCGATAGGTGCGCCACATATCGCCGCGGCGGGTGCGCTCGATCCCTTCCTCCTTGGCATCGGCCTCGCTGATGTCCTGCAGGCGCTCCACGCGCACGTCGGTCACTTCCAGCGTGATGCGGCTGGCCCAGCGGGGCATGTGGATGCTGGGTTTCCAGCTCAGCGTGTCGGGGGCCACTTCGGTAGCGCGGTAGTAGGGGCCGTACGCTCCGCCGCCCATGGCGTCCTCCGCCGATGCACGGCATTGTTCGAGTGATTCGGCGTCGTGAGACCACGCCTCGCGAACCCAAAGCCGGTCGCCGGGTTGGCCGTAGGGGCAGCGGGCCTGCGCTCCTTCGTTGCCCCACCAGCCATCGCCCATGTCGATGATTCTGGGCAGATCTTTCAGGAGGGGGTGTTTCACCGCCCGCCGCGTCTGCGTCTTCGTGCCAGCCAGGACGGCGCGCACCATAGGTTTGCTGAACAGGATCGGGCGCTCTTTCATGCCACCTCCGTAGCGCAAGCAGCCAGGACGTGAGCGCTGATGGGCTCTTGAAACGTCATCCGGCGATACACAGAGCGAGTAGCCGAAACATCACACCGGCAGTACGCGGCCACATCGTCAATTCGTCCAGCGGCCACGGCAGCGGCGACTTTCGATCCGTCAATGTCGCCCTTCGGAGACTTGATTCCGAGCGCAAGACACAGCTTGTCAAGGCTTCCGCCAGGCTTCGCGCCAGCACCTGACCACTGAATCATGGTGTCGAAGACCTTCTCAGCCTCCCACGGCTTGGCCTGTGCTGCGCGCTGAATCACCAGTGGCGGCTTGATGCTGTTGACGATGAACCGCTGCATCAGGAACCGTAGGTCAAACCCGGCAACGTTGTGCCCGACGATCAGGGTTGTGTACTGCTCTGACAGCGGGATTTTGTTCATCTGCGCTGCGAACGCTTGCAAGACAAAAGCCTCATCGTCGGCAGACTGAACGGTCTGTGGCGCTTCATCGTCCAGCGCCCAGCCGATCACGCACACACGACCGAAAGATCCATCAAGCCCGGTGCGTGAAACGGCTTCATCAACCGCCTCGGATTTGCTCTCCAGAATCCACTTGGCGATTGTTTCGGCCTTGCTCATGGTGGCCGGAGGTTTCACGGTGTTGGCGATGTATTCGCGCACGTCCTGGCGGTCGGACGGGAGAGTTTCGATGTCGATGACGATGGTGTTCATGCTTGGCTCGCAAGGGTTGGTTTTGCTTTGGATTTCTTGGCAAGCACGGCGGCTTGAATTTTTGCCAGCGCAACAGGATCAGCTGCCGCAGCCTCTTCGGCTTCTGACGCACGGGCTTTCAGTTCTCCAACGGTGGTCGAGTCGTTCACGTAGGTGAGCCAGTCGGCCAACATGGATTCAGGCATTGACGGAGCGTCGTTGCCACGCTTGCGGCTTGCGGCGTTACCGTCGTCATCCTCAGGCGCAATCCCGCAGGCGGCCATCAGCGAATAGCGACGGGCATAGGTCAGCGCCGATCCGTATCCCTGCGGGTCTTGTTTGGCGGCTGGAACGTGTAGTGGGCCGCTAGTGATGAACTCTCCAGACTCGTGCAGGAACATGGTCTCCACGGTCACACCAGTGTCGTCCTGGCGGGTCTGCTGGATCATGGCAATGCCGTTGTCATTCAGGGCATCCATGACGGCCTCAACGCATGCGGAAAGGTCGGCGTACTTCGACCGGAATGCCGGGTTCGTGTGGGTCTTGAGAGCTGGGCCAAAGGCTTTTTGTGCCTTGACAAGCGCGGTGGCTATCTGTTTCATGATTGGCTTTCAGTGAGTGGATCGGCCATCGCTTCGCGCTTGGCCGTGTCCTGGTGGTGTTCTGGCGGGTAGGCAAACCCAAGCCGTTCGCAGAGTTCACGCATGAGGTGGTCGGCTGTCTCGCTTTCCTGACCCATGGCGAACAGATCGGATTCGGTGATGGTGTTCATGTGGTTCTTAGTGGTTGATCAGGAATTGCGTGCTAGCACGCGGAAGAAGTGGCGCAGCGAGGCGCGCAGGCCGTGGCCTGCCTTGCGGTAGACGCCGAAGGTGTTGATGGCGAGCTGCGGGCGGCTGATGGGCTCGGTTGGCACGTCGACCGCCAGTGGCTTGGCGGGCACCACGCGGTGCAACAGGTAGGGCTCGGGCGGGCTCAGCAGGGTGTCGCGCTCAACGGCGTCGATGCGGTACAGCACTTCCCGGCGCTGGCGCACGGTCTGCGGGCGGAAGTGGATCGGTGGGTTCTGGCTCATTGCAAAACCCCCGTGACAGCCATCACCAGCAGCGCGGCCAAGCCCAGACCGCTGACCTTGACCACCAGGCCGTCCGTGGGGTGCATCGGCTCGGTTCCAACATCGAGGTCGCGCCGGCCCGGTCCGAAGGCTTCCTCCAGCGTGCGCGGGAAGATGTAGAACGGCGGGCGCTCGGCGGCCGGCATGTTGTCCAGCAGCAGGCGCGAGGTACGGGTGCCCTCGGACACCGGGTGGCAATCCTTGCAGGGCGGCGTGCGGTCCTGGCACACGCCAAGCTGGTCGCACTTTCGTGCGTGGTCTGAGCAGTGCGAGAAGCCTTCATCACCGGGGCCGAACTGCCCGCCGCACTGCGAGCAGTAGGCGACGCTGAAGCGGGCGGTCATTCGTCCACCTCGACGTTGTGTTCTGCGAACTTCGCAGCAGCGCGGTGCACCAGTTCGCGAGCGGCAATGGCAACGGCCTTGTCGTCGCTCTTCATGGCCAGGGACAGCACCTTGACCACATCAGCGAGGCTCGGACCCTTCTCGTAGTCCAGCGCGTCCTGCAGGCTCTCGGCCACGGTGCAAGCGCGACGTGGTGCGCGCTCGTCGCTGTAGGCCATGCCCAGCTCGCGGGCCTTGCGGTAGTCGGTCACAGTGCCGGCCCATGCCGGTGTCGCATCAGGGTCGCCAAATTCAACGGATCGGGAGAAATCAAAAGCCATGTCGGCTTCGAGTTGCGCCCGGTGCTCCTGCGCGGTTTCTCGCATGTACTCGTCCAGCATTCGGCGGGACTCAAGCGATTCGGTTACACAGATGCTCATTTGCTCTCTCCTGTTGACCGCTGTTCGTTGCGGCATGGAGAGAAGTCTAACGTAATTAGCCGCTAACAACTAACCAAATTAGACGCAGGCGACGAACGGTATCTGATCAATGTTGTACGGACGCAAAAAAGCCCGCACGCGGCGGGCTGTTGTGAGGTCGGTAGGTTTATCGGTACGTGGTAGACCCGGCGCGACTGGACAAGGTGAGGATGCTGCTGCTGTTCGTGTAATTTCCTGTCGAGTTCAGGGCTTTGCACTGGCCGTCTGTTCGCGAGTCGTAAGGCGACACGATGCACCCGGTGATGGCGTAGGAGCCCGCCGATTCGTCGCCGATGATTGCCAGGTAGCACAGGCACTCGACGGCGCTTGGCGGGTACAGGGCGATCACGTTGCCGCTGCCGAATTGCTCGTTGCGCAAATCGATGTTTGCGCCCGTGGTGGTGTTTGTCCACAGGCTGAAAAGCCCCTTTGAGTCGTCGCCACCACCACCGCAGCCCGCCAAAGCGAGCACAACGACCGCGATTAATCCTCTCATGAAATCTCCTTGGTTGGTTTAGTGATCGGCATTTTAGTTTCCACGTCTGCGTCAGACGTAGCCTCTCTGACGAAGGCCAGCCATACGGCACGTAAAGTGGCTTGCTGCCTGTCGTTCAGTGAGTCGAAGTCGGCCGCGAACATCATCGCCGCAGGGGTGATGGAGTCTTCGAATAATAGGGCATCTGTCGCCACTCCGTAGAGCTTGGCAAGGTCGCGCAGCCGGTAGATACCTGGGTCGCCTATCCCAGTCTCCCATGCAGAAACGGTTCCTTTGCCAACGCCAAAATGCTCAGCGACCTGAGACTGGCTTAAACCGTTTCTCTCGCGCTCAGCCTTGAGCCTGAGTCCTACGCCCTGCCGGATTGGGTCTGACCGTCGTTCGTCTTGAGAGGCCATACGGCGATCATCCGTGACCGCTCATCGGAAGAACTAACCAAAATAGACCACGGCGGCTAATTAGGTTAGACTTCGATGCATGAATACGAACCCTGATCTCTTGAAGTCCACCGCCAAGCGGGTAAACGAGCACTTCGGCGGACCAGCTGCAGTGGCTCGCGCCCTCGGGTATAGCGACATCCGAAATGTCGCGTACTGGACCTCCGGCAAGCGTTGGTTCCCGCCCAAGCACTGCGTGACCATCGAGCGGCTGAGCGGCGGAAAGATAACGCGAAGCGAACTCAGGCCATACGACTTTGCCGAGTACTGGCCCGATCTGGTCGCCATGGCCTGACTCATGGCCGTCAAAAAACACATCAGCCAGCCCGGAGAGGGCGGCCTCGTAAACGTTGATCCATGGGTTCGTTTTCATGGCTCAACGATATTTTTTTGTCTGTTCGCGGTCATTACGAACGACCACGAACTTTTCGCAACAGCTCGTAAGGGGTTCGCATGGACTCGTTGAATGATGAACTGATCGCCTTGGTGAAGGCGCTCGGCGGATCCAAGGTAGTGGGTCCGATGTTGTGGCCCGAGAAGATGGCAGACGCCGCGCAGCGACTGCTGCTGGATTGCCTGAACCCGGATCGGCCGGCGCACTTGACGCCCGAGCAGATGCTGCTTTTGTTGCGCAAAGCTCGCCAGGCTGGACATCATGGGACGGTCGAATGGTTGATGGGCGATCTTGGCTATACGAAGCCAGTTCCCATTGCGCCGCGCGATGAAGCTGCCGAGCTGCAACGCCAGTTCATCGCAGCCACGGAACAGATGGCCCAGATGATGGCCCGGATGCAGGCCCTGCAGGAATCTCAGGCAAACCCGCGTGTGAGGTCGGTGGCATGAACGTCATTCACCGTCGCGGCGAAAAGCCATCTGCGCCCAGAACAGCCGCCGCATTCTCGATCCCAGACCAATCGCTTTTCGCAGACGACAAAGCCGAGCAGGCCAAGGCCACGCTGCAGCGCAGGCAGTCGATCTACGGCCAGGCCACTGGTGCCGTTGGCCATGGCGCCGCGGTCATCGAAGGCCTGTCTGCTACAGCTCAGAAGCGGCTCAAGGCGGTTCCGTTCTCGCAGCCGATCACGCCGAAATCAAAAAAGGCCCGGCCATGAACTGCAAACCGGGAGACCTTGCGATCCGCGTCAGAGCGTATTCGGATTCATACATACCAGCTGGAACTATTGTCCGGTGCCTTTCGTTGGTTCAAGGCCAAGCAATTCTTGAAGGAATCACATCAAGCAGTCTCGCTGCCAATGTCTGGGATGTTGAGTGGAATGGTCGCAGTGTGTGTGAGCGTCGAATACCCCTTGGGATACCTGACGCACACCTTCGCCCGATCCGTGACAGCGAAGGCGACGACGAAATGATCCGCATCGCTGGAATACCGCATGGAGAGTTCGCGTGAATGCAGAAACCACCTGCGGCACCTGCCACCGCGATCCCTGGCGCATGAACAGCGACTCCGCCGAGTGCAGCCATGTCGATTGCCCGCACCGCCGTCACGCATGGAGCGAGCGGCCTGCGCCTGGATTCAAGGGTCCGTGGTCCAAGAACGTTGATGCCGATCCGGTTCCGCTGGATGTGGCTGTGAAAGGCAAAGCATGAAAACCCAGATGGAAATATTCGGCGGCACTTGCACCGCTCGCAGCTTTGAGCAGGACGCCGCCGGCTTCCTTCAGGCCTACGCCAAGCGCCACAAGGGCCGTGCATTCAGCGCTGAGGATGTGACCTTGGCCGCGGTTGATGCCGGACTGTCTCCGATCGATCTGCGGTCCTGGGGCAAGGTGTTCGCACAGGCTGCGCGGGATGGGTTCATTCGGCGCTCGGATGTGCTGTTTCGGCGGTCGCTTGGGAACGGCAGCTTGACGCCCGGCTGGGTTGGGGTTTAGCTGCATGAAGCACTACCCGCATCACATCGGCGACTTCAACAACGCCACGCGCCACCTGACGCGCATGGAGCGCAGCGTCTACCGTGACCTGATCGATCTGTACTACGACACCGAGCAAGTGCTGATGCTCGACAAGACCGATCTGTGCCGAAAGATTCTTGCCCGTTCCAACGAGGAATCAACGGCTGTTGAACAGGTGTTGAACGAGTTCTTTACGGAAACGCCAACAGGTTGGTATCACGAGCGCTGCGAGGCTGAGATTGCGGCCTACCACAACAACACCAGTCAGAAAGCCATGGCTGGAAAGGCTTCTGCAGAGGCAAAACGCCTGAAAAAGCTTCACGCGTTGAACGGATCGTCAACGGACGTTGAACAGCCGTTGAATCACGTTGAAACAGATGGTCAACAAAATTCAACTAACCATCAACCATCAACCAATCAACCAATCAACCAAGAAGAGGGGAAAGCGCCGCGCAAGCGCAGCACGCCAACCCCAGCGATTGGCAAGCCTGATGACGTTGACCAACAGACCTGGGCTGACTGGCTGCAGCACCGCAAGGCCAAGCGAGCCACCGTGACTGAAACCGTGGTCAACAGCGCAAGGTCTGAAAGCGAAAAGGCCGGCATGACGCTAGATGCCTTCCTGCAGGTTTGGTGTTGCCGTGGAACGCATGGACTGCAGGCCGACTGGCTGCGCCCAGAAGAGCGCCGCACGGCCAGCCGAGTTCAGATGACGAGCTTTGCCCAGCAGGACAAGGCCGACAAGCGCGCGGAATGGGAAGCCATGACCGGCCGCCAGTGGCCCAGCGCAAACACGGCGCCCGAGTTCATCGACGCCGAAGAAATCAACCCAAGGAGGATTGCAGCATGAGCTTGCCTATGAAGGCCATCGACCGCTTGTTTGAACGCATGGCGGCGGTATACGGGGCGCAATGGTTGAGGTTGTGGGAAGGCGTTCCGGTGCAGGACGTGAAAACCGCGTGGTGCCATGAATTGGCCGGGTTCAACGGCGAGCAAGGGCTGAGACGCATCGCATGGGCGCTGGACAACTTGCCGAGCAAGGTGATGAACGCGCCTGAGTTCCGAAACCTGTGCCGCCAGGCGCCTGCCGAGGCCGCTCCAGCACTGCCGCTGCCGCCAGCGAACCCCGAGCGCATGCGTGAAGAACTCGCCAAGCTGGGCCACCTGGACAAATCCAAGCGTATGGCCACACCGACAACCATCGACCACAAGGCCTGGGCTCGCTTGCTGGTTGCTCGCGATGCGGCTGGCGAAAAGGTGCGGCCGATCTCGCTCAAGTTCGCTAAAGAAGCCCTGCGCGTGCACCTGACACCGGAGGCTGCATGAATGCCCTTCAACAAACAAGCCGAGTACCAAGCCACGCTGGAGCACCTGGTTTCGATGGCACGCGACCAGGGCTGGAAAATCTACGCATGGGGCAGGGCCAAGGAACTGGATGCCGACAAGTCAGGGCTTTTCCGTGGGATTGCCGCCGACCTGCAGCGCGCCATGCAAGCCCCGAAGCCTGGCCAGGACAACGAGCTGGCGTCAGGGCTCCCGAGTACGACGAGACGCCCTTGAGCGCTTCCGAGGCGGTCTACCTGCTTCCGACGTATGGGGTGCGGGCATGACCACCAACCGCTGCTGCTTCTGTGGCCGAGTGACCCTAAACCCTGCTGCCTTCATCGGAGCCTACCCAGTGGGCTCCACCTGCGCACGCAAGCACCTGCTGACAGAAGCCAGGCTGCGTGGCCGCTCGCATTCCGTGCGGTTCGTCAAGGGTGGCCGCAAGCACGCGGCAGAGTGCGACACGACGACGATGGATTTGTTTGAGGTGGCGGCATGAGCGAACACATTTCTCAGGTCTCGTTTTTTGAGTGGGCAAGCTGGCAGCGATTCCCCGGCATCGAGTTGCTTCACGCCACGCCAAACGGTGGCCTGCGCAGCAAAGCCACTGCCGGCAAGCTCAAGGCAGAAGGCGTCAAGGCTGGGCACCCTGATGTGTCATGGCCTGTGGCCCGGGGCGGCTTCATCGGCCTGGCCATCGAGTTCAAGCATGGCGACGGAAACCCCAGCAAAGAGCAGCGCGAGCGCATCGACCGCCTGCAGCGCGAGGGCTGGTGTGTGGCGGTGTGCTGGAGCTGGGACGCTGCTGCGCGCCTGCTGACTGGATATGCCGGGATGCTGACGGTTTCGATGTCGGGGGCAGCATGAACGCCGCAACCTTCCACCTGAGCGCCAACCCGGTCGAGGCTCACAAGGGCGTCGTCGGACAAGTCTGGCAACAGATCAAAGCCCTCGCCATGGCCGGACACCAGACCGTTGTCGAAGTCCGAACCGCAGAGGACTGCAAGACCGACAAGCAGCGCCGCTACCTGCACGGCTACGTGCTTATGACCATCGCCCGCCAGGCCAAGGTCAACGGCCAGCAGTTCGACATGCGGACATGGAAAGAGCACTTCCGCAGCGAGTTCCTGGGATTCAAGACCGTCACCACCAAGAACCCCATGACCGGGAAGAAGGTTCGCCGCCGGGTCCGCGTGAGTACCGAGGACCTGGGTGTCAAAGGGTACTCGGAATATATCGAGCGTGTGACCGCATTCGCCGCTATGGAACTTGGGGTGGAGTTTCAGGAGGAATGGGTGGACCCGGACACGGGCGTCATTTACCTGCTGTCCGACATGAAAAGCCGCCGCGCCAGCCGCGCTCCGAAGCAGCGGGAAGAGATGGCCGCATGACCGCACGACAACCATTCACCGAGAACGAACTTCATGACCTGGCTCTACCTGCCATCAACATCCTCGAAATCTGCGCCGGCGTGGGCATGCTTGGAGAAGGACTGCGAGCCGGGCTCGCTCACATGGGCATCGCGCACCGCGCCGTGGGTTACATGGAGCGGGAAGCCTATCCAGCCGCTGTACTTGCAGCGCGCTGCCAAGAAGGAAGCCTGGACGACGCTCCTGTCTGGAGCGATCTACTCACCTTCGACGGTGCAGCGTGGCGTGGAGCAGTGGATTGCATCGCTGCGGGCTTCCCGTGCCAAGACCTCAGCTTGGCGGGCAAACGTGCTGGCCTCGATGGCAAGCGAAGCGGCCTCTTCTTTAACATCCTCGACATTGCCGACGACAGCGGTGCGTGGCTCCTCTTTCTGGAGAACGTCGCAGGCATCGCTTCTGCCACCGCCTCCGTTGTGGACGAAGCCGAAGGGGCTCTTGAAGAGCGCGCGGCCGCCCGAGTCCTGGGAGAACTGGCCGACCGCGGGTGGAATGCGGAGTGGCTCACTCTTTCCGCGTCCGACGTGGGCGCCAGCCATGGGCGCGAGCGGTGGTTCTGCTTTGCTTGGAGGATGGGCCACACCACGAGCCAACGACGCGGAGAAGCGCGGAAATGTGACGCACAGGCCGACCATGCCCGATCTGGTGGGGCAGTCGCAAAACTGGCCGACGCCACGGGGCACGGACGGCACCAAGGGCGGACCGAACCAAGCTGGGAGCAAGGGAGACCTGATGCTGCCGAGTGCGGCTGCTCAGTGGCCGACACCATGCGCCCAGGACAGCGAGCAGGCGGGCGGACCGAACGCCAATCATGTGACGCTGACTCGCGCATCAGTCGCCCATTCTTCGCTCCCGGCCCTGCAGACCCAGCCTGGGCCGGAATCATCGCCAAGTGGCCCCACCTCGCCCCGGCGCTTGAACCCGGTTTTCACAGAATGGCTGATGGGATGGCCTTCGCAATGGACGAAAGCCGAGCCCAGCGCCTCAAGTGCTGTGGAAACGGAGTCGTGGCGCTTGGAGCTGCGGCAGCGTTTGTCAAACTTGCTCGGCGAGCATGGTTTACAGGAGTAGCCGCATGCTGACCCGCTCAGGATTCAAGCGCCCGCAGATCGAGCGCAAGCGCACGGTGCACACGCCGATCCCGGAGCATCTGCGCCGAAATGCCAGCATGGGCCCGGTCGCCGCGGTGCACGAGGCCATCGACAAGGAAAACGCGCCCCAGCACCTGGGATACATGAACCTCGTTCGCGCGCTTCCCTGCGCCCACTGCGGCAAAGCCCCGCGCTCGGTCTTTTGCCATTCCGACGAGGGCAAGGGCATGAGTATCAAAAGCGACTGCCGCCAGGGATGGCCTGGGTGCCAAGAATGCCATGACGCCATCGGAACAAAGCGCATCTATCCCAAGGAACAGCGCCGCGCGCTCGAGGCGGAAATGGCCCGCCAGACACGCGCGCTGATCGAAGCATCGGGCCAGTGGCCCAAATCACTCCCAAAACTCGAAAACTGAGCATGACCAAAAAACCAAGCATCCCGACCCGCACCCAGATCCTCGACCGCATCAAGCAGGGGCCGACCCAGTTCGCAGAGTGGGCCTACAGCAAGAACAGCCGCCACCCGGCAAGGCTGGCCGCGCGCGCAATCTGCGACGAGCTCGTGGCTGAAGGCCTGGTCCGCCTGATCTACATCGGCGAATACCGCTACTACATCATGAACACCCTGGAGGCCGAGCGCCAGGCCATGCTGCAGTTCATCGAGGAACGTTCAAAGCCAGACAGCGCTACCGGCTGCACGGCCTGGACGGGCTACCAAGACCCGGAGCGCGGCCCGGTCATGCGAATCTCGCTCTTCGGCAAGAAGACCGGCATGGTGCGCCGCGTCATCTGGGAAATGTCCACGGGCGAAAAA